TCTTTATGTTCGAACGGAAGTTTGAGTCAAGAAATGTCCGTGTATTCGATGTGGACGGAAAGCACCCAAATGTTGTACGCGGCTACAGCTCACCGGAAAAGGGTTACGCTTATGCGATCAAAGATGGAGACGTTGTTGCAGGAGGACTCGGAATGGAATCGATCCGAGGGCCGGTTCCTGAGTCTCGGAACGTCTGGGCTGAAATTGTCATGGCAGGAACTCGAGAGGAGTTTTTTGAGGCTTGCGCGCGATTGGCTCCAAGGGCACTTTGCTGCTCCTTTAGCTCTCTCACCTGTTACGCAGAGTGGAAATATCGACCCGAGCCCGTGCCGTACGCACACCCTAGTCAGATTTCGCTGTCTACAGCAGCTTTTCCAGAGCTCGATTCTTGGGTATCACACAACTTGGAGGGACCTCAATGTTCCGGTAAGTGCCCGCCTTCGGCGGAGGTACAGATCTTAGGTATCTTTTTGCCGACGCAATGCTACGGCTAGTCGCGCGCTCGCTCCGCCGCGCGGACGCCTCGATGTTTACAGTGCTGACTCAAGCAGGCAGACGACGATCACTAGTCCTCTACGGGCCGACCCGCCTCGGGAAGACGCTGTGGGCCCGGTCGCTAGGCAGACACGCCTATTTTGGAGGACTCTTCTCCTTGGACGAAGACCTGGAGGACGTCGACTACGCTATTTTCGACGATATACAGGGAGGGATTAAGTTTTTTCACTCATACAAATTTTGGTTGGGTGCACAGTCGCAATTCTATGCGACAGACAAGTACAAAGGCAAGCGATTGATTCATTGGGGGAGACCGTCTATTTACATAAGCAACAACAATCCGTTGGAGGACGAAGGAGTGGATCATGATTGGATGCTCGGGAACTGTGACTTCATTGAGATCACAGAATCACTTCTCGTGCCAGAAGTAGGTACCATTGAAGTCGACACGTAGTACGTCCGTAGGAGTACTTCCAGGGTTAGCCTGGAAAAAATCGACAATGTAGTAGTCTCCCATGCCGCGAGAGGTCTCGACTGCGAAGGGTGAGGATGACATCTTATCACCCGTCTCATCATCCTCGTAGTAGATGTTCTTCTCCATAGGATACCATCTCTTGATGTACTTCTGAACACCATCGGCGTTACCGGAGCTAAGGCGGTAGGTCCGGTCGGATTTAAGAGTAATGCGCCTCGTGTCGATGGGGGCTTGCATAACGTCCTGCCAATCAACGTTCTGGGTACCCTTGAAAATGATGTCCTGCGCCCTAAACGCCGCACTACTGTAAGCGAGAAGCCTCATGTAACCATTCGAGGTCTCGCGGAACACGTCAGATGTGTTGGGATCATTGTTGCCGAGATTCAGCGAATCACCCTTCATAGTGAAGGTTATCCGGCGCCAAGTCCAACCCCTGCCAGAAATGGTAGCGAGGTTGATGTTCTCCTTGTACCCCTTGGCGTACACAGTTGTAGAGGTACGCATGGCGGTCTGCGCTTTGCTGCCAATGACTCCGTCCCGGTCCTCAACGCCCCGAGCTGTGGGGCAGAAAATGAACGTGTACCACGTACCCGGATCACCGTTCAGACGGGCCGGGCCTGGCGTGTAGTCCTGGTTGCCCGGAGCAGCGTCCGGCCTGACATTGGTCCATGTCATCATCGTGTCTCTCTTCTTTTGAGAAGTCTTGTTCAACAAAGTCCTGACGGACATTCTCGGAGTACGGTACCTCCTGCGACCATACGTCCTTTTGGTATACGTCTTTCGCCGATACGAACGGCGAGCAGAGCCAGCTCTTCTGGGACGGGTGGTAGTACGCCGGTAGCTTCTTCGCGCGTACGCCATTGGAGTTAGGACTTAACACAGAGTAAACGCCGGGACGGACGGGGGTATCGGAGATAAAAGCGGGTTTAGGCGGAGCTAAGGTGGAGTTAGAAGACATCTTGGGGAGGTAAGGGGCGAGAGGCCGCCCTTATATATTTCACAGGTGCCACCTGCCACCAGTGGAAGGTAGAATAACATTATCTACCTTCCAGTGGCAGTCACATGTTCCGCTTCGCTGCTCGTTATGGCCTTCTTACATACCCCCAGTGCGGAGACCTCGATCCTTGGGCGATCGTTGGCATGCTTGGAGAGCTGGGAGCTGAGTGTATCGTTGGACGTGAAAGTCACCAAGATGGAGGAGTTCATCTCCATGCTTTCTTTATGTTCGAACGGAAGTTTGAGTCAAGAAATGTCCGTGTATTCGATGTGGACGGAAAGCACCCAAATGTTGTACGCGGCTACAGCTCACCGGAAAAGGGTTACGCTTATGCGATCAAAGATGG